CATACTTGGAAATGTCTAGCTCTAATATGTCCATAGGAACATTAGAGTCCAGATCTGAGAAAAATTCTTCGATCTGTGTAGGCGTTTTCCTTGTATAAAACATAAATCTCGAACTGTCGATTATCTCTAGCAGTTGTCTTGTTAATTCTGAAAATACAGGACCGAAGAGTGCATTGATCTTCTTGCTGTGATACACAATCGTTTGCAAAGCCGGGTACTCAGTTTGAATACTAAGATCCAAACGCTGTTTCGGCTGCTGCTTGATCATGTGCCTATATTGATCAACGGCCGGAAGGTCAATAAAGTCAAAGTCGGCCAATTGGCCAATCGTCGACTTTTCTTGCTTTCCGATCCATCTTTCCAAACTCGCCCTTGAAAGCAGAGGTATATTTTTTGGTTTTTTCTTTTCTTTAATAATGTATGCATCAAAAAACTTATCTACTACTAAAGAAGCGGTGTCTTCGATGTCAACGACCCCTACTAATTCGGGAGAGTTGAAATTCCTTTTGATCATTGCGACCAAGTTTTCCAACAATCCGGGTTTCCGGGGTTTTTCAGCAGCAGTCCTAATCACAGGTTTCAATGTCGTCCCAGATTCTCTAGGAAGAGGTACTGATTTCGACATATCCAACGTGCAATCTTTGACATTCAAACTATTATCTCGTATTTGCATAGTTACGGCATCATACTCATTGAGTATAGTGCTGTTTCCCGGCAAACACTTATCATAATAATATTGCATGTCAGAAACATCTCCTGTTTTTGGGGCTGCAACGAAAAGGTTAACACCTTTGTACACCGATTCTATCTGTAATTGCTATTGAGTTGACACATCGACTTTGTACATATCTAACAGGTAACTACTCACACACTCCAGATCTCTGAGCACTGAAACGACTGCATCTAGCACAACAGTGTAATACTTGATCGACCTTGTATGCCTAGACAATGAGACCAACAGGTGCGGACTCTGCCTTGAGATTATTCCCACAGGTGTTGGCGTCAGCCTTACCAGTGAGACATCTTCAAACGTTTCACCTTGCACCTCATGAACGGTGTGCACATCTTCGTAACCCCTTGAGAGCAGCAATGATTTGTCAGATTGAGTGAATGTAATCACCTTCCCTTTGAGTGGTTTAGACACTGGATTCATTACTGCTGCACCTTGAATAACTTCATGCGATACAGAACGTGTAACGCTTGACGCGCACATCACTTGCCCCTCGTACCTCTGATTCAAGAAGAAGGTAATATCCGCTGGACACCGCAGAGTTGTTCTGCGAGTTTCAACAACATCGACCTCGAGTTGACTCAGATGCTTAGGATAGGGAAAAGTTGCAACTCTGTTGATGTAAGGAATCTGTTGGGTGTCTCCATAAATAAAAGCCTCGGAGCACAGAGACATGCCAACCAGAAAATTAACGCAACCGGGGTGTAACATCAGACCTTCATCCAGAAACAGCCTTTTGAACTGGCACTGACCTCGACCATAATTCATTAAGAAAGAGTCTACTGTCCTTACGTTCTCCTTAGTCGCCACAATTAAACCAGAATTGTTTGCCCTTCTTCTTATCATTTCGGCAGCCTGTTTTCCCGGTACTAAAACCAAATCTTCGTCAAAGTTGACCCTCGAAAGAATCTCCTTTGTCTTACCGCAACCAGGAACACCGTCAACAAGTGTAACCTTTGCACTGCTTATATGGGGTTCACCGTCCTTGAGCACTGAGCGTATAGCTCTTATCTTCCCCATATCTGAATACACCAAAGATTCGGAGCTCACTGCGACTCTACGCCATGTCTCTCCACACACAATGTTTTCACCATCGTATGTAAGAAGCGCTACAAAACACTTGTAGTCCGAGTCCATCACCACACCCCAAGCATGTCCTTTGGATAGAGGTTTCACTAACCATTTCTTAAGGCACACGTCGTAGACTCCAAATTTTTCCTTAGTCTCGAGATCTATCGCAGCTGTGTCCTTGATTATCTTCTTCAGGTTTGACACCGCAGCAGAGAGCGAGGCTACTAGGCTGTCTAAATAGTTCTTGCATTGTTGAACTTTTAGCGGACCAGTATACACCATCGCATGCATCTGTTTACGGATAA